ACATTTCGGCTACAGGGTCTACAACCAATACATCTTCGATTGGTTTAGACCATTTAACATCGGGTTCGTCATCTGCTTGACTCCAGACGTAAGTGAAACCAGAACATCCGCCACCTTTAACGCCTAAAGAAACATACCCACCTTTGGATATGTTTTTTAGATATTCTTTTGCTTTATCGGTTAATGTGATTTGCATATATCTATTTAGTGTGACATACGCCTGGCTTCTCGCAATAACGCTTGTAATACGTTATTCCAGAAGTTTTTCCCCCACTCACTGTTCACATTCGAGAGCGCCGAATGGGCGTTTGCAATCCTCTGTTCTAGAGTTTTCGTTGTACCAATCATTGTTTTCATCTTGCTCCATTTCTTTCATGGTGGTTATCATGTCCATGAAAATATTAAAAAAGTCTTGCACCTTAGCAGTCTCATCTGCCTTAGGTACACAAAGAGTTTTTACACTTTTGTCTTGTTCGGCAATTTGTGTCCGAGCATCTAAACACTCTTTCATATTCGGCATTTCTACCGAATAGTCTGCACCGCCTATTGCGGTTACAATCAATAAAGCTTTTAACATTATACACCTATCCTTTTTATAAGGTCAATTCGTTCTTCCATCCATTTCTTGATATATGCTATTTCGGATGGATGCCCTTTCAAATGTCGTAATTCATACTCCAAAACAGCAATATGGAGCATACCTACTGAATTAGGACTTGTTGATTTTTCTGGGGGTTCTTCTGGTTTTCTAAGCGGTTTAGATGATAATTCATCTAGTGCATTGTCGCAATACTCCGTCTTAGGTGCCATTGAGAAGTTCCTCGTTATTTGTTTCTAATACTACAAAACTACCAAAGTATTTATTAAAAACACGAACAGCATTATAGTAGTCACCAGAGGTCATTTCCTCTATGATTTTGTCATAGTCACTACCTATCAACCGTCCATATTTTTTGGCAGTACCCAATAGGTAAAACACGTTACCATTGGGCCCATCAAGGTCTATAGTCTCATAACGAGAAGTCTTTTTTTTCTTTATCATTACGATAACCCCACCATTGGTTTTTCCAGAGCAGACTCAACTGCTTCTACAGATTCAAACGAATGTCCACCGATATGCCAATTATATTCACCCATCGGTGTTTCCAACTCTTTCCAATCGTAGATGGTGGCAGTCACATAGTCTATGTTACCATCTTCACCGAAACTACCATTGTCAGCATCAACCGCAAACTCTAACGTCCACTCAGCGGTAATCTTGTCACCGAAGCCAGTGTAAGTCGGTTCACCAAACTTTTCTACCAATGTGGCATAGTCAGTTTTGACAGTTCCCATTAGGGAAGTACCGTTAACCTCAACTGCTTCACTGTTTTCAAATTCAAATACATTCATTATATTTTCTCCCATCCTAAAGGTTTACATTCATACTTGTTCTTACCAACAAGCACCATATCGCCAACACTAGTTGAACGACAAGATTTTTCAGGCCCAATATATGTAAGTTCTTCACTAGTATACCAAGCACTCTCAATTGTGTTCGTCATCATGAACGCCTTCTCACAGGCAGTCTCATCGGACGTACCCTCAGGCAAATCAATCAATGCAACTGTACAAGGTGCATCTTCAAATGCCGAATGAATAACCGCAACTTTAACCGCCTTTTTCGACTCAAGGGTTGCTAACAAAGCGTCTAATTTTTTACTCATGTGTAATACCACCATGCTAAAGGAATTGAAAGGATTGTTAAAACGAATACTGTTTCACCAGCAATTCTATTGAACTTGTGCCACATAGCTCTTCGTCTATGATAAACACTTGCTTCCATTACGCAGCTCCTTCAATAATTTCCATTGCTTTCTTTGCAGACCACTTTTCGTTCCACATCTCTTTCTTCCAGACCGCAAACGCATCTATTGTGCTGTTTTTTACACAGTATGGATTTCTTTCAATGAAGATTAGCACTTCCTCAAAAGTCATTCCAAGAAATTCTGCTTCCTTCTTCAAAATAGTTGTTGCACCTTTAAGACGCATAATAAACCTCCTCTGTATAGTGACCGATAGGACTTAATTTACCAATGGCATCATTGATTTCACTCATCAACATCCAAGTATGAGAACCATTTTCCCACTTGACTTTAACTTCTGGAGTTGAAGGGCCAGTGTCATACGTGCTGATTGTAACAACCTCACCAAAAGACAGTGGTATCATCGCACCGTAATTTCCAATAATTTTTGTTCCTAATTCAACCATATTTTCTCTCTCTCTTGATTATATTATGATCATACACTACAAAATGGGTTTTGTCAAGGAAAAAATGACCTTATAAGTCATTGATTTCATTGAGAATAAAAACTTTTTTCTTACCCTTACCTACGGTAAATTCGGAAAAACCTTCTGGGATGGGTTTGTTCCATCCATTTTTACGGGCGATTCCCACACTTGGAAACACACCAGCAAGATGCATTATGTGGGCCATTAACCAATTGTCCTCAATATGCCATGCAGAGTCCTTATCTTCCCAAAATCCGAAAGATTTCATGTCTTTCTCTGACATACTAGGATGAATGAAGTTAAATTCGTTACTCATTCGTAACCTCAATGATTGTGAAATTTTCTTCGGGATTCATTTCAGACAGAACCATTTCAAGTTCGGCCGCATTACCGAAATCCCCTTCGGTGGCGACTGTCTCGCCAGCAGAGTTCCGTATCTCAAACATATCTTTCCTCTCATCAATTCTCATCATATATGTACTATAACATACTGATTATAAATTGTCAAGAAAAAAGTAGCTATTTTCGTGATTTTTTTGCGAGTTCTGCTTTAATCCACGTATCGGCCCTAGTGTTTCGGACTTTGCGCCCTAACAGACCTCTTATACGTTTCCATACGCCTGCGAATATATCTTCGCCTGCATCGTTGTTATCAACGATTACCATACCACTCTTGAATAGGTTATTGAACTTACCTATATTCCCTTGGACATCTTTCCATGATTTGATTACTAGAGGTTCTGGCACAGAACGAGGACGTTCTGTATTTCGTTTAAGTGCAACATCAACAGAGGTGTTGACAAATATCATATAACAGTCATATCCTAACTGTTCTAGTCCTGCCTTCTGTTTTTGTATTTTATCGTAATCCTTACCAGTGCCATCAATAATGAGTCCAAGTCTACCATCTAGGTAATTGTCCTGCTTTTTCTTAGTAAGTTCTTTTGCACGTTTACGTTGAACATCCCTTGCATCTTTTTCATCTTCAGGCATTTTTAGGGATAGGTTTGCCTTTTTCAGTAGATGCTCGAAAGCATCATCTGAATTGATGGTCTTCAATCCGCTACCGCCGGTGGTTTTCCTGACAACGTATGACTTACCACTGCCAGGGCCACCAGCTAGGAAGAACGCTTTAAATATATTGGGGTCGTAGACTCCCTCTTGTAATTGGTTGAATGTTTTCATTCGGTATTCGTTCCCTTAGTAACTCTTTTCTCGTATATTTATTATCTTCAAATTGTACAGTTTCTTCTGTTCTCATCTGTTTCTGAAATGTCATTTTTTTAATTCTCTGTTTAGCTCGGGGCATATTATTCTCCACTGATTTTAATTTATTGAGTTTAGCATTTTTACGAGAGAGTTTTTTTGAAATTGGGATAGCCTCCTATTCATACATATCATCTAGAGCATAATCATAAAAAGAATCATGTACAATTCCTTTTGTCTTGCTTCTAGGTTCAGCAGCTGCATTGCCACCGTTTTCTAATTCTTCACCAACCGAATCCTTTACCAAGAATAATCCCATTTCATGTTTTTTACCAGCAAAATCGAAATCATGTCGAATACGTTTAACTAGAAATGGGCCTTGATAAAGTTTATCCTTTTGGTCGTATACACCTTCTACTTTTGATGGACTACCTAAGTCCATACTGAAACTAACAATATCACCCGCTTTAACCACTGTGTTACCATACGCTGTCATCATCACTTGAAGTCCAGAGTCCAACTGAAACATTTGTGAGTGGCGTCTTTGTAACCATTCTTGTGGTTTGGGTGATTGATATGGATACCGTCTATTACTAGAGAAGTAATTTGCATTAGATTGTGTTTCCCTATCCTTTATAGAGGTGGGCAGTACATATTGTCTAGTTGGGAAGTCTGATATTCTATTCTCATCTTCATCAACTGGCGCACTAGAATATATAGGAAAATCACCATCTGAACCAGCATAAGAATTGATATGACTTTCGTTAACGAAATTGTCATGTAAATTATACGTATGTGAACTATAACTCTTATTGAAAATATCATGAACAATAAGTTTGGATGAAGTTGCTCCTATATAAGATGCAGCCAAAGTATCTGTCTGACCAACAACATTATGACTCAATGCGGTCTTTAATTCTTTCTCAATATCATGTTTACCATTGTCTATATTTTCCTTACCCGCTGTAGTGGGTTTATAATTATGGATTGCCCCTTGTGCATATAGACTGTCTAGACTTCTAAAATGATATCCCATTGCAGTTTCAAAGAATAGATATGTGGGTGACCCATTTTCAGATGCAGTTGCCATAGACTGACACTGTTTAATAACTCCGAATGGGGATTGATGATTGGCAACCATCTGTACATTACCACTTGTTGGTTCTATATACAAATCCTTCTTACAGTCAAGAGCGCCCAACATCTCTTTAACAATATCAGAATATGAACCTTTGAGAACTTTGGATATCTTGGTTCTCTGGTTACGTACTATTTCTCCACTAGTAAAGTTTAGTGTATACCCTTGTATACCCTTTCCCATATCTTCCTTACTATTCATACTGTGAATATGAAATACTTCTTTAGTAAAATCTATAGTCGTATCTGGGTCATTTAATGTTGGGGTTTTAAGTTTTAGAGATAGATATTCCTGTCCAATGAGTGGGCCAATACTTGCCAATGCTACCGCATCGAACATCAAAATCTGTCCAGAAATTGCGGCCTGGAATATGTCTTCAAAAAGAGTGAGTGTGATGATGGAAGTCGATATGTCTACTTCAAGTCCAGAGGATGTTATTATCCATGCTTCAGAAATATCAAATTCACCAGCGTATTGTACACCAGCCATTACTGATCAGATTCCTTCATTAGTGCAATATGTTCTTCAACTGCTTGTGCCACATATGTTGGGTCAAGTAGTTTAATCTTGCGTTTTTCTTCCTGTAGAGATTCTTCATACTCGTAATTTGTAATCGCAGTTGCTGATGGATAGTCACTATTATCACTACCAATATTAATCTTCTTGGTTGTATCACCAGAAGTTGCAAATATCTCATAGTGATGAACCGCATCTACGTTATCATATTTCTCATCAACATAACGATTAAAATTTTGAATAGACATCGGCCAATCTTCATAGATATTCACAATATCATTTACTACGAGAATTATCCAATGGAGTTCGGCATCTTCATATAACTTAAATGCAATATGTTCTGGCATTTCTCCATCTTTAACGTCATATGTATCATACAAGACATTTGTTGATTTTAATTTTTTTAACATACCAGTACGTCTACAGAGATTGGTTAAAACCCTAAAATCATGGTTACCTACAGCGTCATATGGTATTAGTGGGAAAGCGTCAAAATACATCTTAGTATCCTTGGTCGATCATATCTCTGTCGAGAATTTCTAGTTCTGTAAATGCAAGAGCTATAGTTGTTCTTTGGGGTGGTGTTTCTGCACTAGAATCATATGCTTTATATCTGTCTCCACCATAAGTAACATCAACTGATTTAAGAACTGAAGTACCTATTTTATTAAGAAATGTATTCTCACCAGATAGACACATATATTCTATGTCAAATACGTTAGGGATAGTTTGCATCCGTTGTCCATTGAGAAACTTAGATGACATATTGTGTTTAAAAGAATCTACAATGTTATGTACCGTTATTGCTTCCTGTTCATCTTTTGGAATGAATGTAAACGTGAAGTTGAAACTTCTACGCCCCATACCCTCAAACATCAATTCCATTCTGGGTGCAACAACCTTACCCATGTTCATCTGTGCAATTGCTTTAGCACCTTCCATGCCTGGGAGTATAGTTACTCCATCTAATGTTTTAAGTCCATATTCTAGTAATGCTTGACTACCACCAGCTGCAATGGAACTTTTTGCTTTTTTGAAACCTGCTGATAGAGTATTACCAATACCCATGAAACCGCCTGGCGTGGCGTTCATCATACCCATTATAACGTCCGCCCCCATTTCAGAAAGAATACCAATTTCTTGTTCTGCATATCCTGCTGTATACTGTACCTGTACTTGTGGAGGCATATACAATGCAATATGGTCAGTATGATGTTTCTTCGTTGCACCAGCACCAATCTGTTTTCTAGATTTTGCAGCTGCAGCTTCGCCCCTCTTTTGTGCAGCTTTCATCTCGGCCGCATTTGCATATTTCTTATCTTCAGTTTGACCCTCTTTTTGAGCGTCTGATTTTTTATTACCAGACTTACTACCACCATTACCTATACCTTCATCTATAGCCCCACCGATTACATCTCCAAGTACTGCCTTCGAATTTGTCATTGCAACTTTAGGCGGGGTATAAACACCCACTTTAAAGATTACATAGTGTCCTTGACCGTCTGTACCTACGTCAGCGGGGTATGTGAGGGTTCTTTTGGAGAACTTATGTTTTCCACCAAAACTATTTAATGAGCCTGGATTATTAGGATTTGCAGAACGTCCAGTTCCAGCAATCTTGTTTAGACCACTAGTAAGAGTACTGGTAATAGCAGACCCTAATCTGGATGTTGCTTGATTTCGTAACGCATTTAATGTGGTGAGAGCCATGTCTAAATAATCCTATAAACTTATATTTTAAACTATTTATACGGTTCAGATGGCATACAGTGGAAGATATCATATAATTAACACCAAGAAGTACGTAGGTGATCCCACCAAGATTTTCTACCGTTCTCTTTGGGAGCGTAAATTTATGGTATATTGTGATAATAATGATAAGATAATAGAATGGGGTTCTGAGGAAATTATCATACCATATCTATCCCCTTGGGATGGAAAAATGCATCGTTATTTCCCCGATTTCTATATTAAGGTTCAACAATCGGATGGCAAACTGAAGAAGTTTATTATAGAGGTTAAACCCAAAAGACAAACAAGGCCGCCAAAGCCCGTAATGAGAAAGACCAAAAAGTTTATAAAAGAGGTCAAAACCTTCGGCATCAATGAGGCGAAATGGAAATATGCGAAAGCATGGTGTGAACATAACAACATGGAATTTAAGATTCTAACTGAAGACCATCTGAACATTCGGTATAAATAGTGTTATGGCACAGAGTAATTTCGTTCAGAGTGTAGTAAAGGCCGCTAAAGGGCGTCCAAGGTCTACCGCATGGTATAGAGACAAGATTGCTGACTTCGGCAAGCCTGGTGCTATGGATTTGATTCGTGACGGTAAACAATCAAAATCCCCACACTATGGACGATTGAATATGTTTTTCTATGACCCAAAATGGAAAAAGAAATTGCCTTATTATGACCGTTTTCCTTTGGTTTTACCACTGGAAAAATATAACGATGGGTTTTTAGGTATTAACTTTCACTATCTACCTATGGATATACGAATTGGATTGCTTGATAAAATGGTAGACTTTTCTAACAATACTCAATTTGATGAAAGCACTATACTACAGGTTAGTTATGATGCAGTCAAGGGTATTCGGGGAGTTAGACCTACAGTTAAAAGATACTTAGCAGGACACGTTAAGACCAGATTCCGTAGAATAGATGCTGATGAATTTACAGTTGCGGTTCTATTACCAGTACAAAGGTTCTCAAAAGCAAGTGCTGATGAAGTCTGGAAAGATTCTAAAGGGATGTTATAATGGCATTAAAGAGTTTTATAGAGGGCGCAGCTTTTGGTATATTAAACGATATTCTTTCAGAGTTTCGTTCTAATGAAGGATATGCTAAACCGAACAAATATGAGGTTGTCATATATCCGCCCGTATCGCACTCCTCAAACAAATTAAGTAGTCCAGGCGCAGGGCGTCCAGTAAGTGGACAAAAAATGAAGAACCTTGCACTACGTTGTGAGTCTGTACAGTTGCCTGGCCGAAACCTTACCACCAGTGAGGATGTTAATGTTTACGGCCCAACTCGACAGGTTGTTGATGGTGTTACTTTTGCAGAAGACTTATCCTGTACGTTTCAAGAAAGTACTAGTCTAGATGTACGTAAGTTCTTTGAACAGTGGCAGGAAAGTGCATATAACCCTCAAACATGGAACATTAGATATTATAAAGAATATATTGGGGCAATGGACATTTTTCTATTAGACCAGAATGACCAGAAAAGATATGGTCTACGGTGTTTAGAGATATACCCCAAAACTATAAATGCAGCTTCGTTAGGATACGGTACGAATAATACATATATGACTACTGAAGTCTCGTTTGCATTTAGAAATTGGATCAATGTTGATGCAAATTCTACACCACCTACCCTTGGTGAAAAAATTACACAGACAATAGTTAATACTGTGGAAAGACAAATTCAAAGGAATGTACCAAAGGTATTGAATAAATTATTTTAAAAGGATGAAAAATTATGGCACTACCAACACTTGAAACGGCGATTTATGAATTGGAATTACCGTCAACAGGAGAGACTATACATTATCGACCCTTCTTAGTTAAAGAACAGAAGTTGTTGATGATTGCACAAGAGAGTGAAAACGAAAAGGTTGTTGAAAAGGCCTTTGCAGATATTATCTCTGATTGTGTAGAAGAAAAGATAGACGCATATAAAATGCCTCTATTTGATATTGAATATGTGTTTTTGAAATTACGTGGTAAGTCTATGGGCGAGACAGTTGACTTAGAAGTTGTTTGTCCAGACGATGAGGAAACTAAAGTACAGGTCAAGGTAAACCTTGATGAGATTGAAGTACTAACTCATGAAGACCACACACTTGATATTAGTTTAACAGACGATATCAAACTTGTTATGAAATATCCTACGTTGAAAGAAATGAGTAAGTTTGACAACAAGGGATATGTTAAATCAGTATTTGCGGTCATTAGAGATTGCATAGCGGAAGTACATGATGGTGAAAATATTCATATGATGGTTGATATTACCGCAAAAGAAATGGATGCTTTTATTGAGAGTATGACTACTCAACATTTTGAAAAGGTAAACCGTTTCTTTGAAACCATGCCGAAGCTTCAACATGAAATTGAAGTAACCAACCCGAATACCAAAAAGAAAGGTACGGTGTTAGTCCAAGGATTAGAAAGTTTTTTCGTATAGCCCTTTCTCATGATACGTTAGAGAATTATTATCGAACTAACTTTGGAATGATACAACATCATAATTATAGTCTTACAGACTTAGAAAATATGATACCGTGGGAAAGGGAAATATATGTAGGGTTACTTCTAGAATATATTGAAGAAGAAAAAAAGAAGATGGAAGAAGAGGCAAGGAAAAATAAGAACCAGTAAAGGAATTAAATCGTGGCTGCTAAACAAAAGAAATTACAGAAAGATTCGGAGTATGCACATTTAGATTTGGATGGTGATGGAATTGTCACTGATGAGGAACTTGAAATGGATGAGAAAATGTTACGACTTCAAGATATGAAGTCGGATATGGAAAATGAAGACAAGAAAGAAGATGCCCAACGAATGATGGCATGGTTCGCCTTGTTTGGTATGTTGCTATACCCTGCTTTGGTTGTAGTCAGTATATGGGCGAAAATGGAACAAGCCGCAACAGTCTTAGGAAATATGGCACCAACCTATTTCGTATCCGTTGCAGCCATTGTCGCAGCCTTTTATGGTAAGGAAGCGTATGCTAAGAGTAAGGTAAAAGATACTCCAAAAAAATAGGAAGTAACACATGGCAGATTTTGATTCAACAGTAGATAAATTAGCATCGACAGTCAGTAAATTTGACAAAGCAGTTAAAGGTATGGGCGGGTCTGGTGCTGTCAGTCAAAAACCCGCTGGTGCAGCTGCAGCAGAAGATGCACGTGAGCAACGTATGGCTGCAGCCAAAACCAACACCCTATTAGAAGGTATTCTAAAAGGTGTAACGAAAGGTATGCCTGGAGCAAGTGGTAAGGAAAAGAAACCCAAGTTTGACTTCGGTAAAATAATGGGTGGTATTGGTCTTGCTAGTATGGCAACCGCAGCTTTAGGTGCAATTAAATCTGGTATTCTGGGTTCTCTGGGGATGATAGCAAAAGGTGGAATGTTTCTTCTCAAAGCACCATTTAAACTTGCAGCTGCTGGTTTAGGTAAACTTGCATCAGCAGCATCTGGTCTTATAAAATCTGGCGTTAGTGCAGTTTGGAAAGTTGCATCCCCTGTATTGAAACCTGTAGGTACATTTTTAAGTAATATGGCAACAAGTGCTGGTAATTTGGTAAAAAGTTCCTTAAATTCTGTATGGGGAGTAGTAAAGGGTGGTGCTGGAAAAGTACTCAATCTTGGAAAAAGTGCAGTAGGTGGAGTAAAGAGTATAGCAACGGCTGCGTCTGGTAGAATTAGTAGTGCATTATCGTCTGTCTGGGGTACAGCGAAAGGAGCAGGAGGCAAAGCAATATCTCTTGTAAAACAAATGGGTATGAAAGTTGGAACTGGTGCAGTTAATATAGCAAAAAATGCTGCTAATAGTATTAGTGGTGCATTAGGTTCAATATTTAAAACTGGTGCTGGTGGAGCAACCAAAACTGTTGGTGGTCTTGCAAAAGCTGGTGGTGGTATGTTAAAAATGATGGGTGGTTTAGCAAGGTTTGCAGGCCCAATTGGTCTTGCAGTTACGGCTGCAACAGGTATCATCGGTGGTGTTACTGCTGGTATTGAGGAATATAAGAAAAGTGGTGATTTAGGTAAAGCAATTAAAGAGGGTTCTGCTGGTGCATTGAGTACACTAACATTCGGACTTGTTTCACAAGAAACATTCTCTAATGCATTTACAGCAATCGGTGATAAGTTTTCTTCATTGACTGCTGGTGTTAAAGATGTAGCATCTAAAGCATGGGAAGGTGCAAAAAGTCTAATACCTACACAGGAAGGTCTAAAGAAAGCGTTTACAGCAGTTGGAGACAAACTATCTCCACTAAAGAATTTAACATTCCCTAAAGAGATTTCTTTCAGTGGTATCAAAGATGCATTATCAACTAATGCGACTGCTATTAATGATTCATTTAAGAATATTACTGGTATAGATGTTAAAGCAACTCTGGG